TGGCCGAGGGGCTGGGTAAAATCAGCCAGCTTTACAAGATACCGACCCGCAACATTGAGCAGCTGGGCGATGCGCTGAACTATTTAGACGATAACGCCATGTCAAAAGGGGCGGACATTATCGACGTGCTGCAGCGCATGGGCGGCAACGCCGACCGGCTGGACTTTCGCAAGGCGGCCGCGCTGGGTTCAACGTTCCTTTCACTCGGTGCCACCTCTGAGATTGCGGCAAGTTCGGCTAACGCGATGGTGCGCGAGCTGTCGATTGCCACCATGCAGGGCAAGCGCTTTCAGGAAGGGATGACGCTGCTCAAGCTTGACCCGAAAAAGATTGAAAAGCAGATGACCACGGACGCGATGGGCACCATCATCAGCGTGCTGGAGAAAGTCAAAAAGCTGCCAGACAACAAGCGCCTGTCTGCGCTGACGATGATATTCGGCAAGGAGTTTGGCAAGGATGCGGCGAAACTCGCCAACAACCTGCCGGAGCTGCGCCGACAGCTGGCACTGACGCAGGGCGATGCGGCCAAGGGTTCGATGGAGAAAGAGTCTGCCATCAACAAAGATTCCCTGTCCGCACAGTGGCTGTTGTCCAAAACCGGTCTCAATAACGCCATGAGCGGGTTAGGGGATACGCTGCGCCAGCCGCTCATGGACATCATGGGGCTGATTAAAAAGGTCACTAACAGCGCGGCGCAGTGGATAGAGAGAAACAAGGCGCTGGCTGGCGCGCTGGTGAAAGTCGGCGCGGCGGTATCTGCCATTGTCATCGGTCTGGGAACGCTGGCCATCGGCTTTGCGGCCATTGTCGGGCCGATGGCGGTCATCAAGCTGAGCATGGCAACGCTGGGCTTTAAGGGCGCAAGCGCATTCGGGATGATAGGTAAGGCGTTGCGTATCGTCGGCAGCAGCGTGATGTGGCTGGGCCGCCTGATGTTCGCTAACCCGATACTGGCCGTCATCGGGCTTATTGCTATGGGGGCAATTTACATCTGGCGTAACTGGAACACCATCGGGCCAATGTTTAAAGCGACATGGCAGGCGGTGACGGATAACACATCTGCAGCCTGGGAGGCCATCAAAGACAAGATTTCAGGCGCGTGGACGTGGGTTAAATCGCTGTTCGCGGATGGCACTCTGCAGGGCGTTATCAGCAAGGGCTGGGACGCCATACGCGACGGCATCGCCGGGGCATGGCCAAGCATTAAGGTGGCTGTGTCGCAAAAATGGGATGAGCTGGTTAACTCGGCCAGCACGCTGCCGGAGCGGTTTAAAGAAGCGGGCAGCAATATGATAAGCGCCCTGCTCGACGGCATCATGTCTAAGTGGGAGGCACTTAAGGCCAGGCTGTCATCCATGACGGACCTGTTGCCCGGATTCATGAAGCCATCAGCGGACAAGGGCGGCGCGACACCGGTCAACCCGTTAAGCCCGGCATCCCCGACGGGCTTTGCCGGACTGTTTGACAATGGCGGCTACATCCCCGCCGGTCAGTATGGCATTGCGGGCGAGAACGGGCCGGAGGTGGTCAACGGCCCGGCGCGCATTACCAGCCGTCGCCGTACTGCCGCACTGGCCGCATCGGCTGCGCTGGCGCTGGGTATGGCCGCCGCACCTGCAGCAGCCCGCCAGCTGCACCCGATGAGCCTGCCCGCGCAGGCATACCAGAGTAAAGCGCAGCGCGCACAGGCAGCGCAGCCGGTTGCCGCGCCACAAATCAACGCGTCATTCACCATCGTGCAGCAGCCGGGGGAGAGCCAGGACGATCTGGTTGATAAGGTGATGCGCAGGCTCAAAGCTGAGCAGCGTCAGGCAGAAGCCCGCGCGCGCAGTTCATATCGTGATCGAGGAGGGTACGACGAATGATGATGACGCTGGGGCTGTTCGTTTTCATGCTGGAAACGGTGCCTTATCAGGAGCTGCAGTTGCAGCGCAGCTGGCGGTTTCCGTCCAACAACCGCGTGGGCCTGCGTCCATCGCTGCAGTTTGCCGGGCCTGACACCGACACGCTGACGCTTTCCGGCATCCTGCTGCCGGAGCTGACCGGCGGCAGGCTGTCGCTGTATGCGCTGGAGCAGATTGCGGAACTGGGGCGCGCTTGGCCGCTGATTGAGGGCGGCGGCACCATTTACGGTATGTTTGTGATTGAAAGCCTGAGCCAGACAAAGGCGGAGTTTTTCAGCAACGGCGTGTGCAGGCGCATCGAGTTCACGCTCACGCTTAAACGCGTGGATGAGTCACTGGGCGAGATGTTCGGCAGTCTGAGCGGCCAGCTTGACGCGATGAAAAGCGCGGCGGCAGGCGTGGCCGGTAAAGTGACTGCAGCAGCAGGAGGGTTGTTCTCATGATGCAGGCAGAAAGCTGGGTCAAGGGGGCGGCGAACGCGCCCGCTTTCCGGCTCACGATGGAAGGCGCAGACGTCACACAGAAGATAGAGAAAAGGCTCATCAGCCTGACGCTCACCGATAACCGGGGCTTTGAGGCCGATCAGCTGGATATTGAGCTGGATGACACTGACGGCCTGCTGCAGCTGCCGCGCCGGGGCGTGGTGTTAAAACTGGCGCTCGGCTGGCAGGGGGAGCCACTTATCAGCAAAGGCAGCTATACCGTTGATGAGATTGAGCACAGCGGGATGCCTGACCGGCTGACGCTACGCGCCCGCAGCGCCGATTTCCGCCAGACGCTGAACACAAAGCGTGAAAAGTCCTGGCATAAAACCACCGTGGGCGAAATCGTCAAAGCCATAGCCGACAGGCACAAGCTGAGTCTGGCGCTGGGCGCAGACGTGCAAAAAATGGCGATTGACCACATCGACCAGACAAACGAATCAGACGCCAGCTTCCTGATGCGTGTTGCCCGCCAGTGCGGTGCGGTTGCCTGCGTCAAGGACGGCAACCTGTTGTTTATCCGGCAGGGCCAGGGTAAAAACGCCAGCGGCAAGGCTCTGCCGGTCATCACTATTCAGCGCCGTGACGGTGACGGCCATCGCTTTGCCCTGGCTGACCGCGACGCCTACACCGGCGTGATTGCCAGCTGGCTGCATACGCGGGAGCCAGCGAAAAAGCCGGTAACAAAGGTAAAGCGCCGACGCCGACGCAGGACAACAGCAGCCATTAAAAAAAAGAAAGAGCCTGAGGCAAAACAGGGTGATTACCTTGTCGGCACTGATGAGAACGTGTTGGTTCTGAGCCGCACCTACGCCAACCGGGCAAACGCCGAGCGGGCGGCAAAAATGCACTGGGAACGTCTGCAGCGAGGGGGTGCAACCTTTTCAATCCAGCTGGCGCGCGGACGCGCAGAGCTTTATACGGAAATGCCGGTGAAGGTGACAGGATTCAAAAAGCCGATTGATGATGGCGAATGGATCATTACCACGCTGACGCACAGCCTGAGCGCCGACAGCGGCTACACGACCAGCATAGAGCTGGAAGTGAAAATTGATTCATTGCAAATGGAATGAGATGTATCTCAAAACAAATGTTTGTGTATAATTGATTAAAAATGCGATGGGGCTTAAGCGATGATGAATTGTCCTATGTGTGGTAATGCCGCACACACGAGAAGTAGCTTTCAGGTATCTAAGAATACTAAAGAGCGTTATAACCAGTGCCAGAACATTAACTGCAGTTGTACCTTTAAATCACATGAAACTGTGACTGACATAATCATGACACCAGGAAAAGTGGCTAGCGTTCCGCCCCACCCTGATCGAGGTTCTCAGCAAGTCTTATGGATGTAAAAAAAGCCCGCTTAGCGGGTTTTTTTTTGCCCCTCGCAAGAGAAAAGTTGATGGACATTTAAATATGCAAAAAAAGTCTGCTGCCATTTTGCTGCCATCGAGACTATAGCCAACAAAAAAGCCACCCTTGCGAGGTGGCTTAAATGCATGATTTTAATCACTAAATCTGGTGGCCCCTGCTGGGTTTGAACCAGCGACCAAGCGATTATGAGTCGCCTGCTCTAACCACTGAGCTAAGGGGCCAATGGAGCGGGGATTATAAAGTAT